CCTTGACTGCCATCAAAACTTGTTGTGCCAGTTACGCTTAAATCTACAAAACTACCATTCTTAGGTGTTACTGCACCTATTATCATGTTATCTATATCGCCAGCAAAAGTAGGCGCTATTTCAATAGAATTAACACCAGTAGGTTTGATATGGACATGACCCGTTCCAGTAGGGCTTATGTCAATCTGGGCATTTGTGCCGTTTAGATTTGTTGATACATTGATAGAAACATTGTCACCACCACCAGCACCCATGCCAATCTGAGTAGTGCCAGCAGAGTTTCTTAACGCTAAACCACCCGAATTACTTGCCTGAACTATTGGTGTCGTTAGACTTGTAGACGCTGTAACAGTAGTAAATGCACCCGTTGTAGCAGTTGTTGCACCAATCGTAGTGCCGTTAATTGTTCCACCCGTTACCGCTATTGAGTTAGCGTTTTGGGTAGACATTGTTCCCAAGCCAGTAATGTCTGTGTTGGGAATGGTTGTAGAAGCCGTTAAAGCAGCTGTTCCTGTGCCTTTTACATAACCAGTTAGGGTAGCCGCACCCGTTCCGCCAGAACCAACTGCAATAGGGCTAGTCAAGGTTGCAATAGTTCCACCAGTGATAGCCACATTGTTGGCGTTCTGGGTTGACATAGTGCCTAAACCAGTTATGTCGGTGTTAGGTATGCTTGTAACTGTTGTGAAAGCAGCTGTGCCGTTTGCTTTTAAATAACCAGCCGTAAAAGTAGTTGCCCCAGAACCACCATAAGCCACACCAATAGTGCTTGCGTTCCAAGTGCCTGCGGTTAGCGTTCCTACACCAGTAATTCCAGTGTAAGAGCCAGAAATTCGTGCCGTGTCTATCGTGCCAGAAGTAATCTGGTTAGCTGCAATAGCGATAGATGTGTTAGTTACCGATGTAACTTGACCACTAGCGTTAGTTACAAATACTGGAACGCTTGATGCTGAGCCATAAGTGCCAGCAGTACCTACGGGCGTAATGCTGAACTGAAAGCCAGCAAGGGTTAGCCCTGTGCCAGCCGTATAAATTGCGTTGTTTGAGAATTGAACAAAGGTAACAGCCGTAACACCTAAAGTGCCACCAGTTTGGTTTGTGTTGACCCAAGATGAGCCTGTCCACACAGTACCAGAGATGATAAATAGGTAAGAAGATACTAATTCATCCCAAGTGTTTGCATCTAAAGAGCGTGTCCAACCAGTTGCAGAAGCCAAATAGATGCCGTTTTCAGCACCAGAAGTTTGGTTCTTAACAAGAATTCTGTTGCCAGCAGTTAGCGTGGCAGTCCAATCACCATTTGCTTGTACAGCAAGACCAGAAAGCGTAATGTTTCCAGTTGTGGTGAAGTTTGCTGGCTGTTTGAACGACAAACCCTGTGATGTAGCGTCTACATAAGCCTTGTTTGCTATGTCAGTCGAGTTAGAAGGCGTTGTAAATATCGTTCCAGTTGTCGTGGTGATATTTGTAAAAACCCCCGTTGAGGGAGTAGTCGCACCGATAGTCGTGCTATTTATCGTGCTACTGGTTATGTTTAGACCAGACTGATTAGGATTTATAGTGGCGAAAAACGGCTGACCCTGACCAATAAAGGTATTAAACGTGTTATCTAAATTAAATAACGCTTGTACAGGTAATAAATTCTGTACATCAGAATTGGCAGGGTTAGCCATAACGCCCCTTTAAGATTGGTCAGCGACAGGAGTAGCGTAAACGATTGCAGGGCCAGCAGCACTTCCAATCATGCGAACATAAAAGGGAGTAGTAGGGCAAGCCAAGATTAGTGGCACAGTCATTAAAGGTGGCAAAACATAGTCACCAGTTGTAGTCCCACTTACAGGGAAAACAGCTGCGCCTACGTTAGCATCACCAAATTTAACTGCTACTGTTGTAGTACCAGTGTTCAACAAAGCAACATAGTTAATTTGGTCATTTGTATTATCGTCAATCAAAATTGCAGCAGTTGAACTTGCTGTAACTGAAATTGCCGTGGTAACACCAGCATTTCTTTGAACAGATGATGCAGCCATGATTAAGCCGCATTCGTAGCGATTGGTGCGCCTTCTACGCGGTCAACCCTGATGTAATACACACCAGCTGCAGGCGTAATTGCAGTAGCCGCGCCAGAAACATTCTGGAACTGAATCTTCAATGTGTTGTCTGCGGTTGCGTCTATGTTGGTGATTGCAACATTTGAGGTTTGATTGCCATTGAAGTGAAGCAATGAACAAATGTCAGAGGCTTTTAGACCAGGGATTTGAAAGGTTTGCAAAGACTGCACAGAGCCAGTAGTCATTGCAGAAGGGGTCAAAGTGGGGGCCATGATAAATGATTCTTGAACATTTCCACGGGCTAGGGTAGTGGATGACATAGTTATTCCTTAAAAGAATGAATTGAATTGTATCGTAAAAGCGAAAAAAGCCACCCCTTTTGAGAGTGGCTTCTTCCTACTTCACACCGATTACCAAGATAGTAATGGTGATGTAGCGGTAGAGCCAGTAGTGGTGCTAGGGCGCTGTACAGACACTAAGTAAGTACCAGACGCAGGCGTTACGCTCGCGGCAGTTGGGTTCACAAAGCGAATGGTCAGTTGGTCAGCGGCAGACACATAAGCGTCAAGAACGCCTACGCCTGCTGTCTGAGCGCCATTGAACGCCACAGAAACCATGTCACCAACGACCAAACCAATGCCTGTTGAGGCAAAGTTTTGTGCGGCAGTAGTGATGGTTGCAACAGCGGCTGGGGTAAGACTCAAAGAAAACACGCCACCTTTGACCACATTGGTCATTGGGGCAAAGGATTCTTGAGTGATGGTGGTTGCTGGGCCTGGATTTGCCATGATATTTATTCCTTAAAAGAGTTAAAAATTAAGCGGCAACGCGGCAAGCGAGTTCTGGGTACAAAGGTGCCCAGCCGTACAACACATCTAAACGAGTAGGGATGCTATCGTTGTTGATGGTGTACTGACGCACAACACGCATTGACAGACCGATTTCCTTGTCAGAAGCACGACCAGCAAAGTGGACACCCTCTGGCAACTCAAGGTCGGCTACTGCGAGAGTAAACGCATTGCGGTGCATGATGATGTTCTGTGGAGACACAGTACCAGTGCTGTTGAACTGAGTCACAGAGGCAGAGGCAGAAGTAGTCGGGATAGACACATTCTGGAACTGACCAGCAGTAATCACAGCAGGAGACACAACCACAGAACCAGAAGAACCAGATGCGATAGCAACAGTTGTTTTCACAACGAAGTTACGCAACTTGTTAGTGCCGTAGGCTTGGCGGTTTTGTGGGTTGACAGCAAACACACCAGCGATAGTGAAAGTATCACCAGCGTTGAGGTTCAAAGTACCAGTGTTAGCAGCTGTAACAGTAATAGTGCTTGAAGATGCCCAACCAGAGGTCAGGAAGCCAGTAGCAGTAGTAGTAGCAACAGAAGCAGTCACAGTAGTGGTGCTGTTAGAACCAAAAGTCTGAGCAACCACGTTCTGGTCTAATTTCCAGTTCATGCCACCAGAGTCACGACCCATCAAGCCCTTGCGGTATTGCTCACCGATAGCCTCTTGAGGTACGAACAAACCTTTCAAACTGTCAACGATAGTTGCAGATGTGAAGGGTTCAACGATACATGAACGACGGCCATCGCGTGGTGCGCCTTCAGAATCAAGGTAAGCGCCAGCAGTTAGATAAGTAATCAAACCTGTGGGTGGTGTACCAGCAGTACCAACGATGTTGGCGGTCTGCAAAGTAGCCATAGACAAACCATCGCGGTCAATCTTGTTGGCGATTGCTGCAACAGCGGGCTTCAACACGCGGTCGCTAAACATATCAAGGCTCAAAGCCAAGTCTTGTGTAGTGAACTGTGTGTCAACGTGGAACTGTGTACCCAAGGTAACTGGAACTGATGACTCGTTAAAGTCTTCTACGTTCAGCGCAGGGCCAGTAGTTCCGATAAAACGACCTGGCCTACGTACGTTGACAGTAGCGCCAATTTTGGCACCGACAACAGCAAACTGGTCATCATAGTTGCGGTCGACTTCTGAAGTGAAGGTCAACTCGTTTTCCAAAACCATCAACGCTTCGTTGGTGATTTTCGATATGGTCAATAAATTATTAGCCATTTCATTTCCTTAAAAAATTAAAAAGATTAGGTTTAGCGAATCTTTCCAGCCTTGCGAGCCTCTTTCCATGCTTGGAATGTTCCATGCCATTCACCATTGGTGGATAGCGGTACATCAGCAGGATTAGACCCTCTCAGCGGTTGGATTGGCGCTGGTGCTTTACTTCGAGCAATAGTTTTAGGCTCTGGTGCAGTTTCCTTTACCTCGAACCTTGCCTCTAACTTACCTATCTCTCTTAACGCTTGTTTAGCAGATAACCCTGCGATTTTCTTTGCAACATCTTCATTCTCAGCCAGATGGTAGAGGATTTGTGGCCCTACATCGCTCTCAAGAATCGCATCTCGAATGTCATCATTTACGACCACATCACTAGATGCCACTATGTCATCAAAGTCTGGCAATGACGCTTTAGCTGCTTGCACTTTACTTGCCCAAGTCTCTATGACTTTCTGGCGTTCTACTGCTTCTTTAGCCTCTGCATCTTGCTTTCGCATCTCACCGATTCGCTTGTCAGCCGTATATTCCGCTAGGGCTTTGGCATACTCAAACGCATCGTTGAACTGACTAGGTTGTGGCTCTTCATCAACTTTAGGCGCTTGTGGCGCTGGCTGTCTCTCAAGTGCCGCTAAACGGGCTTCTAAGGCTTGCCTTGCTTCACGTTCTGTTTGCGCTTCTTTACGCGCCTCTTCACGTTGCTTGGTTATCTCAGAAAAACGTCTTTCGAGTTTTGGATTCGCTTTAGGCTTTTCCTCTTGCTCTTTTTCTATCTCAGGTTCACTCCGTTCCTCCACCACTTCGGTTGGCTCTGTTTGCACAGCCTCAACTTCGGGTTGGTCGGCTAAACCTAATCTATTTGCATAAAACGCTGCCGCGTTTTCGCTAGTCAATACTTGACCGGCTTCTTTGTCAGACATTACGTGTCCCTACGGATTTACCCAGTTAACCTAACTGGTAAGGTGTTGGTAATTTACCACTTTATTGTTGCTGTGTCAAAGGACTGGCTTGGTCGGCAATGTCTTGAGCCGCAATTAACATTGTCTTATCTTGCTCTGCATTGCGCTTCTCAATCTCTTCTATGAGCCTTGACGTATCCATTCTGTGCAACAGAAGTTGAACAATCGCATCAATCTCAGTCTTGTTCTGACTTGTGAGTGAACGTGTGTTCTGGTCGTTGACCTTAACCTCTGCCATGATTTCGGTGTTATGAGCCTTGGCGGTTTGGCGCATGAGTTCGCGCTTATTCTCGTTGTCTTGCCTAACTTGCTCAATATCACCGCGCTGTTGGATAAGCGTTGTCATGGCTTCCAACTGCTGTTGCATTTGTTGCATTTGTTGTTTGGATTGTGCAATTTGCATCTGAACTTGTGGCGGTATATCGGATTTCTCGTCAATCTGGCTCATTGGGTTCAAAGCTGCCAAGCGGTCAGCAATCACATCAGCGCCAGGGAAGTCCATATTCCTAAACACCAAATCACCAGCCACATTAAACAATTCTGGTTTGGCAAGTAGCGGCATCATTGCGTCTACGGCTTCTTGACGCTTGCTGTTGTAGCCTGGGCCTGTCTCCATCACCACATCGTATTGACCGATTGAGGTGTCATTCAATATTTTGCCGACAGCATCTTGCTGGTTTAGGTTCAACATATCCGACTTGCCGTCTTCACCAATAATCCGCAACACGCGTTCCGTGTCATAGATTTTAGGGATTAGGTCAAGAATAATCTTGCCTACGTGGGCAATCGAACGGGTCAGATTGTCGTAGTAATCGTAGTTAGTTAGGTCAACTTGCTGTTGCTGACCATTTAGCGCCTTGCCTGAGATATTGCCTTGACCTAGTTGTGCAGGGTCAAAGATACCCATGATGGCTTTAATATCATCAGAAACTATGGCAGCTGCCGCCATAGTTCCAGCAGGCGGTGGCTCTGGTTGCAAACGCTGTGGAGGTGGCGCTGTACGACCTTCAATGTCTGTTTGCTTGTAGCGCAACAGCGGGAATGACTTAATGTTGGCTTGCGCCCAGTCATTCTCATGTCCCTCGTCTTGACCTTCTGCCATAACCCACTTGGCTTTAGGCGCAAGGGCGATAGATTCTGTAATAGAGGTTTGCCAGAAGTTATACATACGCTGGCTGTCTTTGGCGTAGCGCACCATGCCAAACTTTTTACGCTTGTCACCAATAACCACATGACGCCCGTAAACAGGCACGATGGGAATGTAACGGCTTGGCCAATCACGCTCTTCAATAACCTCGATGGCGGTTAGTTTCTTG